ACTTTATTCTGTTCAAATAATTCTTTCATGATTTCTTTCTCCTTTTTATAATCCAGCTTGTTTGAGTACGAATCCGATTACTGCCCCGATTAATGCAGTCAGGACATACATAGAAATGCTTCTCCACTTCTCTCCGTCTCGGTTTTCTAGCTCTTCAAGCCGTTTATTCTGTTCTGTTTGGTTAACAAGCATATGTTCCATGTTGATCGCGAGCTTTTGAACGGACAATGTGAGATCATTGATCTGTCGCACTGTCAGTTCTAACGCTTCAATTCTTTTGTTTTGTCGGGTTTGCTCATGATCAACATCACTCGCAAATGCATTATGTTCATTTCTACTTATGTATTCGTCATCTGCCATATTCTTCCTTTCTAATATCATTGCTGCATTAAATTGTTGCATAAAAATAAGACCTCTGTGGGTCCTGCTCTGATTTCCATATTCAGCTCCTTTATGAACATCTTGGATCTTCTAATCGTTTCCTGAGAGTTCCGTATACAGTTCCATCTGGCCCTGTTCTTGCATCAACGATTTCTACATTTGATGGAGATGAAGAACTAAAGTTTTTGATTAATTGTTCATATTGGTTTTCAAGATTAGTCTGTCTCTTGTCGCAATCATCCGCAATTTCATTACTTCGTTTAACGCCGTCATGAATTGCCTGCCGTACATCCTTTCCCAGAACTGCTTTTAATATATCATTTAAAACTTTTGTTATATCAATCATATTTTTTCCTTTCCGCAACAACACAGCTAAATTCTGACATATCCGGAATGCACTTTATATCGATGAAGTTATCCGGCACATCAGATGCATACGGACAGATGTGGACAGATAATCCAGGTATTGACACTTATAACGTCAAGTATACTGATTGCATTACTAATGCGTTTATGAGTACAGACGGGAGATATGGACTTATACATCTCGAAGATATTCCAGGTCCCAATTCTTTCAAATTTAGATTAACTCAGACGGATAATCATGTTCTAGGCAATTGTCCTATAAATAAAACGATTGTTTTGGCTTACAAATATTAGCCTTATTCTTTGCCATAGACGATATAGGATATATTATCACTTGACGGATTACAAACAAACCATGTTGCATTCATTTTAATTTTTCTACTTCCGTTATTATACTCCATCAGAATACAAGCGTTGTAAGCATCGTTATATCGATAAGATGTAATCTTATTCCACCATGGACCTAAATCATTGATGTATATCTCAGGAAGTGTGATATCCGAAGCACCTTGGTATACAATTGTTATCTGAATTACGATCTCTTTGTATTGACTGGGCACGGTAAATTCTTCAGATAATTTTCCGTCAAAGATTCGTTTCCAAGTCTTATCAGAATTTAGCTGTGCTGTTGCTGTTTATTTTTCGTCTTTTTCGAAATAAGTGCACGGAGATCTGCTTCTAAATTTAATTTTTTGCATAAAAATAAAATCTCCTTCCCTTTTAAGCAGATTTAATAGTTTATATATTAGATTGATTATTATTCTTTAAGCTGCATAACGAATATATTCATATTCAATCATATCGTCCGAAGCATCATAGTATGTACCAGCAGTCATATTAATGTCTGCATGACCTAACAGGATCGCAACATCCTGAAGCGGCATGCCTCGTTTAATTAATTGCGTACATAACGTCCGTCGGAATTTATGCGGATGTGCATATACATTACATGATTTTCCTAAATCTCTTACAATTCGCTCGATTCCGTCTTTTCTTAATTGATCATATGGATGCCTCTTAGAAACAAAAAGTGAAATGTTATTATCTTGTCTGGTTTCTAAATATCTATTCAGATAAATCATTGCTTGGTCTGATATAAACACCGTTCGCTCTTTATCTCCTTTACCAATGATCCGCACTTTCTTTCGAATAAAATCTATATCGTTTAGCTTTATACTGCTTAGTTCTGAGACACGACAACCTGTAGATGCTAACATCTCTATCAACGCCCGATCGCGAATATCCGTACATACTATACGCATACGTTCCATTTCATCAGCTGTAAACGCCTTCTTCTTTTTCTTTGTTACTTTGATTTTCTTAATTTTTCGAGTTGGATCTTTGTCGATGTACTCCTCATCAGTCAGCCAACTAAAAAACGAGGATATCGCTGATCGCTTATTGTTTAAGGATAAATTCGATATGCCTCTGCTTTGCTTATACGCATATAGAAATCCCCGAATATCGGTTGCATCTATGTCTTTTGCTTCTTTTCCAGTGAAATAATCTACAAACTGTGTTAAATGTAAATTATACTGTTCAATCGTTCTGTTGGATTTATTTTCTACAATCAGCGTCGCAAGGAACGTATCTTTTAGTTTCCTTAAACTGTCATTGTATTCCGTCAATTCCGTCGATTCTTTCTTAATCTGTACATCTCGGAACTCTTCTATCAACACATTTTCAAGATAATCCAGCTCTTTTTTCTTAATTCTATTGCCCATTTTGATTAGCACGTTACTTATAATTCTGTCACGCATAATACTTTCTCCTTTGTGTGTTATGTGTGCATTATACTCTTTTCCGCTGCGGAGGATTCGTAGACTTCCGCAGCTAAATTCTGATAAGATAACCGGAAACAGAATCAAAAAATTGTCCTGGGGCGGTAATGAATTACAATGTATCGAAGCTACCATCGATGAAAGTACAGTGTATATCCCAATAATGTGGAACATAAACCATCCATTTATATCAAGTGATGGACAAGTTAATAACATAGCATGGGATGGAGATCACAGTCGATTGGTTATAAAAATTGGAACAACGGATGTATATGTCCCGATTCAATGGAATTAGCCTTAAATGACATTGCTGGACTGATCTAAATAAACTCCTGGTGGAGCTATGACCATGAAATAACCCCAATTAGGAAGATTATATATATTGAACGAATCCCCACTTGCTGAACAATTTAAGTTATAACCAGTAAGATTTGTAACTTGATCAACGCTTATATTTGCACCTGAAATATTGATTAGAATGATTGCACACATTGGTATTCCGTTTCCGTTTCCAATAACAAATAACGGCATTTTATCACAGGTTTTATTTATAGTATTTCGATTCTTCATAGTGACAGAAATACTCGTGCCACTACCGCACGATTGAAAAACAATATTTTTAGTTCTTTCCATATCAGAATTTAGCTGCGTAATTTCTGTGTGTGCATCAGCAATCCCTTGTTCCATATGATTAAAATTTTCCGCACTAAGCGGTGTGCTTCCTTTTACCCATGTTTTCTTTGTGTATGCCATTTTTATCTCCTTCCATTTAACAGCAATAAATCTGATCTTCGCTGTTACTGCAGCAATAAATCATCTGCCCTTTTACTAATTCCGCTGTTACATATTTTGTTGTTCCATCTGCTTTTGTGACAGTTAATGTTGTACCACTAGCGGATATGTTTACGATTGCTTTATTCATATCTATCTGCTTTGCTGCGTAAGATTTAATCTTACTCCAAAGTTTTAACAATCCTGTTTCATCTAAGTAATTTGCCATATCAAGCACCTGCCTTTATGTAAGATTTGTATCCATCCAGGTATTTGCGATCGTTGATATACTAAAAATTTCGCCTAATGGATCCCATGCACTGCCATTCCATGCTACATTCATACCAGCACCGCCGTATGTACTAGCAGTTTCGATGTTATAAACATCGCCAACACGTTGTCCTGTTGTCGGCAATTTGTCTGCAGATGCGGCAGAACCGCAATACTTGTACATGTTTGTGATTTCTGATTTTGTAGCATATGTACTCTGGATAGATGAATACGTTGGATATGCATCTAGTTTCTTCTTATCTATCGTGCTCATAAGTCCGTGTGTTGACTGAGTAGCATCTGCATAAGTTGTATTATTATCAGAACCCCAAACAGCTGTACCATCTGCTCCCCATCTTAGAATCTGTCCAGAACTTCCACCACTTGGAATATGCTTGTTACCAGAAGATGTAGGATGGACATATTTATTTGCACCATCCACGATCCCTGCAAGTTTTGTTTTCTCTGCTGTCGTGTAGTCATTCGTAGATAAACCTTTTCCATTGACTTTATCAACTTTGTTTTTGACTGCATCCGTAATCTTTGCTTTAATCTTCTGCCACAGATATAATACCCCATCAGAATCTAAATAATTTTTATCTGCCATTTTTTCTCCTATTTTAATTTAATAATCCTTCTAGTGTTTCGTTTGTGATAGGTTCCATATCGTTCCCTGATATGTTGTACATTTCTGTACGAACTTCATTTATTTTTGTTTCTAAATTTTGTGACGATTGCACTTGTTTGTCTGTCAATGTACTGATTGTTCTTCCTAGTGTAATCTTATTGTTTGCTGGGTTCTCTAAATCCAATTCATATTTACTTACAAGATAATAAGTGTCTGGATTTCCAAACGTACTCATGATTCCATGCTGTGTAGATATGCAAGGAACAAGATCTCCAAGTCTGATTGCGTTAATATCAACGTCGATCATATGCAGATCAACAGCTGTAAGTTCAATCGTGATTGCTAAGTTGATGCACTTCTGCAGATATTTATTTGCTTCTTCCAGTAGTTTGTCTGGATCATATACCTCAGAGAAATCAACCTTGTCATAGATCCATCCATATAGATCTACGGCATCCTGGCTATATACATAATCCGTTCCGTTATGACCATTTGCTGTTGTGATTGTCACGTTATCTTTTCCAACTGGGATAATCGCTGTTTTAATGTCTTCTGCCTTAGAGTATTTCTTCAGATCGAGAAGATTTTCTCCGAAACGAATCACCTGATTACTTACATTTCCATACTGCTTTACATAATCAAGATACCGTATGTTTCCATCATGCCGAACACGAAGATACCCTTCGTATTTCCCTAAGAAATTGGAATTAATAAAATCCCAGGTCTTCTCATAATTTGTCGATAAACTTGAGATCGTAACACTTTCAATATCGATCACGCCGATTTCAAATCGTTTTTCTTCTTCTACCTGCGAATTATGCTCTTGAATCAGTCTTTTAAAAACCTCTATATTGGTATCGGCTGTCCCAGCTTCTGTTGTTTCGGTTCCGTAATTATGCGCACGTTGTACTGAATCTAACAAAAAAGCAAGCTCCCCTTCACAGGAAATCTGCCCTGTGTTTTGAAAATCTTTTTCATCCGTTAAACTTCTTCCGGAAAATAACAGCTCATCATCTTCATAAACATCGATTCGAGATTTTAACTTATTGATATCGTTAACGTGAGGATGCGTTTGTAACATCCCAAAATCAAGATTTCCTGTTTTATTTAGCTCTAATGATATCTTAGGGCTAAGCACCATATAATCCGGATCGCGGACATCGTGCAGTGTTTTCCCGTCACATAGTATCTTGTACATTTATAAACTACCTCCTCGATAATCGATAGATACTGTCCCATTTCCTGTAAACGTTAAAAGGTTATCCCCTTCTGATAACCAGATATCGAACACTTTACTTTTGCCCTTTGGAAGATCATAAGTGGCCCCGTTATATGTAACCTGCATCGGTGTATCACATTCGATCACAGGAATCACTCTCTTTCTTCTTCCATAAATATTTAGCTCGTATTTTCCAGAAACTTTGATGCCTCCATATTCACGGATAATATCAGTTTCAAAATTAAAATCATCCCATAACCAATCTTCCAGAGACGAAGCAACTTCATACTTATATGGATCAACTTCTCCGGACATTACAAGCTTTCCATTTATACGATCTGTCTTTTCGACATCAATCGTAAGTCGGCCAATGTAATAAAAAGATGGATCAGTATCGAGTATGATCTTCATTTTCTTACCAACCAGGTAATTTGCAATGTCCGATACAATAGATCCCCATTCAAAAAAGTCTTCGTCTGGAGTTTCAAATTCTAAGGAAAGACTACGATTCTTGTACTTCACATCTCCGCCAGTAACCGCTTCAGTGATATCCAGTGTTCCATCTGCTCCTTGAATATCCAGTTCATATGTTTTTGGTTCCGGAAAACCAAGAGTGATCGCAGTCCACCCAAGATTCCAATCCTTTAAGGTATGTTTTTCTCCGATCGTGACTCCTAATGTTCCTGGCATACTATACACCTCCTCTTGATTTTCGTGTTGCTCTTGTACTTAATTCTGTGTCCATGTAAGGAGCGATTACTCTTGTAATCTCTCGACCATCTACAATCACAGGCACCTCAATTCGTTCTGGTCCAGTATAGACTACTGATTCTGATCCATTAGCTGAATCTGTTTGCATAACTGGCTGCATTCTTGTTGTGATCGTCTGCATTTGAAGATTGATTGCATCTTGCATCCTTGACTGGATATCTTGAACGTTCAACTTAGCTTTTGCAAATTTCTGTGCCATGTTTTGAGATATCGTTCCCATTTGTTTATACAGATTTGGAGCTTCTTTTTCATGCCCTTTGATTGCTCCCTGAATATCATAGGAACCAATCTCTGTAAATTCTCGAGACGGGGAATGAATCTTAAGTGTCTTTTTGGCCGTCTTAATAATATTCTGGCAGATTTTCTTCATGGATTTGCTGAGGTTTCTGGTTTCGCTTTCCATACCTGCAGTTAACCCTTTGGCGATATTAACTCCTGCCTGTTTCATCTCTTTCTGCAGATCATCTGTGACTGTTTTCATTTCAGATTCATAATTTGCTTGAAGTTTTGCAAGATCATCTCCAAAGAAGTTTTCAGAAAATGTTTTTGACATGCTCTGTTGCTGATTCCACTTATTAATATAAGCCTGCTGTTCAGCTTCTGACATATGCTGAAACCATGCCATATAAGCATTTCCTGCATCAATATCCATTCCGAGAATCTTTTCCATCATAGACTCAGGAATCTTGTTTTCTAGCAACTTCAAGTTCTTCTGATACTTTTCAATATCCATGATATTCTGATCAAGGTTATAGATATTTCCCCAAGATTGCTGTTTATCAGTTAAACTGTCCATCTTACTCTTGATGTTGTTATACGCTTCCTGGTATTCATCTGACAGTTCCTGTAGTTTTTCCTGTGCAATCTTATTTAATCGATCAGCTTCTTTCTCAAATGCATCATTGTATGCCGCTGCCGTTTTTTCTCCCGCAATTTTTAATTGCTTTTCTTCTGCAGCATTCTGCTTCTTTAACTTTTTCAGCTGTTTTTTTAATTTTGCTTTTTTGTTTTTATTTTTTGTCTTACTGATCTTATCTTGAAAATTTTTCTCTGCTGTATCGTGCTTCGAAGAAACTTTACTTGTCTGCTGATCAATGATTTCTTGTACAGTTTCTGATGATCTTGACTTGGCCGTGTTGAGTGCTTCGGATATACCAGACACAAGGTTGTTTCCGATGTCGGAATAATTTCCTTTTTTCGATGCACTCTTAGCTGCAGATAACGCTTCATTTACAGCTAGATTCATTTCTGCATTGAGTTCTGTCTGTCCTTCTCTGACACCCTTTGCTACACCTTTTGGAATATTCTTACCGATCGCATCTTCATATACACGAGATGGAGAATGGATTCCTAAGGCTGTTGCTGTAGCTTCTACCGATGCGTTAGCCATCTCTCCAGAAGCATCTTCTACATCCTTCGTATGCTTTCGGATACCTGCTGCCATTCCTAACGGCATCCATTTTCCTACGTCACTTTCCATGACACGGGATGGTGAATGAATCTTACCTTCTGCTTTTGCGGCTGCAACTGCTGCTCTTACTGCTTCTCTTGCGGCTGCTGATACAGCACCAGAGTTTGATCTGATACCAGATGCTAATCCAAGAGATAAATTACCACCAACAGATACAAAAGAAGATTTCTGTGCACTTGCTCCGGAAGAACCTGCTTTAGCTACTTTTGAACCGGCTGATTTTGCTGTTCCAGACTTCGATGTAATCCCTTTGGAAAATTCCGATGTCATCTTTCCGCCGGCTGATTTTGCTTTTCCTGAACCGGAAGCAAGCCCTGTTGCGGTTGTTTTGCTTATTTTATCTGCGGCTGATTTTGCTTTTCCTGATCCTTTTGAAAAAGAAGATAAATAACTGTTAAACGACTGAACTCCTGCACTAGAGTTATTTGTAGCTGTAATCTTACTTGCTTTCTTGATAGCTGTACTATTTTTCTTGACTTTTGTTGCTGCTTTGCTTGTGCTTGTAGCAATAACATCAAACGAACTTGCTGCAGCAGAGTTATCTACTTTCCCAATTTTTAAGCTATTTTTTAACTTACTCGTTTGCGTTTTAGCTTTTTTTGCAGTACTATCAATTGCCTTTGTGATTCCAAAAGTGTTCTGATTACTAGATAAATCTATTTTAGTTAACTGTTTAATGGCATCTTGTACTGATGTTTTTCCTTGTGCTACTTTTGTTGCAAGTTCTGTCGGGATTTTGGATCCGTCAATCCCTGCCTGATTAATCGCTGTTTGGAAAGATATCATTCGGCTCATTGCCGCTGCTGCCTCTTTTGGCTTACCACTTCCAGATGTAATTGCATTTGCCAGATAATCAGGTACTTGTACACCACCTTGTTGTGCTTTTGCCTTTAAATCTTCAAAAGTAACAAGATTCTTTACTGCTTGCACAGAAGTCGGTACTGCATACTGTCCTGAACTGATTCCTTGCGCAACACTATCTGGCACTTTAACACCAGCATCTTTCGCTTTTTGGATCAAGTCTGTCCAATTAATTGCATTCTGCATCTGTTTTGCTGCACTCTTAAATGAGATAGAGCCATCTGCGATACCTTTTGACAGATACTGTGGAATCTTCATTCCTTGTTCTTGCATCTTGGAAAGTTCATTGGAATTAATCAAATTATCTAACTTAATCAAACTCTTTAATTCTTTTCCAGATGTTGGATTGGCATAAACTCCCTGCTTGATGCCTTCTCCAATAGATTTCGGAATATCGCTTGCCTTGATCTTTGCTTCTTTCGCTAGATCATCCAGGGATTTTAGATAAGCTGTATAGTTTTCTTGTGCTGTGTATTTATCTGTATATACCTTTAATTCTTTTTGTGCTGCATTTAGATTCTTACCACTTTGCTTTACAGCCTCATCAGCTGACTTCATTGCATCATAATATTTTGCTACATCATTTGCGGCCTTTCTATATTCATCACTGCTTGTTGTTATTTTCCCTTGGTTAACTTTTGCTGTTACCTGTTTCATTTTTTCAACAGCAGCATTATATTTATTTGTCGCTTCCGTCTTTTTCTTTATTGCTTTTTCATTTTCAATATCAGCTTTTGCTACTTTTGATGCAGCGCTTTCCATACCTTTCTGGTAAGCTTTCGCCATTGCTTGTTCTTTTAAAGCTTCGATATTCTTTTTGATCGCTGATGTGGATTTATTGAGCTTGTCCGCCTCTTTATCATATTCAAGATTCAATCCAGGTAATAAACTATTCAACTGTTTAACCACGCTTACAATCTGTGCTTTTGTACCAGCTGTCTTGTGCTCTATCTTCATTAATTTTGTTAATTGTCGATAAAGATTATCAGCTTGAACACCATTCGCCCTTGTAGAATCGACATTTTTCTGATTCTCTGTGTGCAGATTCTTGATGGACGTTGCCATCTCTTTTTGTTTTTTCTCTAGCTTTTCACAAGATGATGCAAATTTATCTGCTTCTGTTTTGGCTCGTTTTTGAGTTAATGCATATGCTGCTACTCCTGCTGCTAATGCTCCAACTGCCACTACTGCAATTCCAACTGGTCCACCTAAGGCTGTACTTGCCGCCTTAAATGCTGCTGTTGCTGACGTAGCTTGGATTGTTTTACCAGTAAATAATTGAATTGCAGTCCCTAATAACTGAACTCCGATACTTGCCCCTTGTGTAGCTGTAGATACAGTTCTAAAAGCTGTTACTACAGTCGTTACTGCCTTGTAGCCTTTAAATACAGTCAGTAAGCTAGCTGCAACTGGTAATGCAACTTCCATATTATTACCGACAAGTTTTGCCGCAGATCCTAATACTTTTAATCCACCGCCGCCAACACTTTTTGCTACTTTTCCAAGGTTCTGCACAGTATTTACTGCGCTCTTTGGCACAACCTCTTTGATCCCGCCCTTTTTTAATTTACTTGCTAACGCACTTACTTGAGTTGTTCCGACCTTAACTGCTTTTGTTAATGGCTCTTTAATATCTTCATAGATACCAATCCCAACTGCTTCTGCTGCCGAACCAAGTTCATATAACGCCCCTTGAAGATTGTTGTTCATTATATCAGCTTGCTTCTTGGCTGCTCCTGATGAATTATCGATTGCTTTCTGCAGCTTATTAAAATCTGAATCACTCGCACTTACAATTGCTAACAATCCGGACATTGCTTCCTGTCCTGCGATACTTGAAGCATAAGAAGCTTTCTGACTTTCTGTTAATCCAGAAAATTTTTCTCTCAATTCTGCCATCGTTTCACGAAGTGGCTTCATGGATCCATCAGCTTTTGTTGTGCTGATACCAAGCGCATTTAATGCTGTAGCTGCATCTTTCGGAGGTTTGACAAGTCGCGTAATGATAGATCTCAAAGATGTACCTGCTTGGCTTCCTTTGATTCCGGCATTCGCCATCAGTCCAATTGCTGTAGCTGTATCTTCGATACTATATTTCATGGATCCAGCCAATGGTGCAACATACTTAAAGGTTTCTCCCATCATTGCAACATTGGTGTTTGAACTACTTGATGCTTTTGCTAATACATCCGCAAAATGTCCAGATTGGTTTGCTTTTAATCCGAACGCTGTCATAGAATCAGTCACGATATCAGAAACTGTTCCGAGATCTTCCCCACTCGCTGCGGCAAGATTCATAACACCGGCCAAACCAGATACCATTTGATTTGTTTTCCATCCAGCCATTGCCATATATTTTAGCGCTGTTGCTGATTCTGTTGCAGAGAACTTTGTCGTGGCACCCATCTCTTTTGCTTTGTTAGATAATCTTTCTAGATCTTTTCCAGATGCTCCAGAGATCGCTTGAACCTCGCTCATTCCTGCTTCAAAGGATTTTCCTACATCAATCGTTTTCTTAGCTGCAGCAACAGAAGCAACGCCGATCGCGACCGCTGATTTCTTCATCAAACTTGACATTTTAGAGCATGCACTCTCTGTACTTGATACAGATTTCTGATTTGACTGCTCCCAAGACTCTTTTGTTTTATTAGAGCTCTGTTTTGCAGCATCTCCTACTTTTTTCTGTGACTGCTGCATTTTTGTTGATGCTGATTCAGTTCCTTTTGCCGCTGTATCTGCTCCTTGTTTTGCAGCTTGTCCGACTTTTGATGCTGAATCCTTGGCACTCCTCTCTACTTGCTTTCCTGCCTTTTCTGCTTCTTTTGCTACTTTATCAACACTTTTTTCTACTTGATCTGCTGCCTTGTCAATCTCTTGTCCTGCACTTTTAGAAGATGATTCAACTTCCTTTTTTAATTCGTTTAATCCTTTTTCTGCGCCTGAATTATCTAATTTTGTTTCTATTGTAACTGTTCCGTCTGCCATGTATACACCTCACCAAATAACTAAAAATCTAAAAGTTTCTAAGCTATTTGACGCCTTGGGTGCTCAACCACGCAGATCCAAGCCAACGCCTGTTCGCTTCTTAAATCACAATATCCCTGACAGATCACCACCATTTAGCAGTATCTGTGTTATCTCATCCTGTCTCTTCTTCTCTTCTTTACTAATCTCATCTGGAAGTGCATAGATCTTTTGCATCTCCCTGATCCTTTTTCTTTGCTCTTTATCAAAATTCTTTAATTCTGCACTTCGATATCCTATAATCTCACAAATCTTACAATCATCATGCAATGCACTAAACAATGACATAAACTTCCACCAATGCAAAAAATCAACCTCAAACAGATCTATCTTATAATCCTGCATAAACCCTGCATTGATATAATCAAAATCATGTTCAAAGCTGATCACCTTCTTTTTTGTCTTTGCTTTCGAAGTTTCTTCTTTTCCACACGAATAAAACCACAGCATCTTTTCCATTGCTTCTTCCAGATCATCTGGAATGTTATCTTTATAGAAAATCTTTAATGCATCATAATACTTTGCGTTCGTGATCGCATCTTTTTCATAGATCTCAACTTCCTGCATCATTTCTTTTGCAAAGTTCTTTTGATCTTCTGTGACTTCTTTTCCAAAGATAATTCCTTCTATGTTCATGATCGTTCGAAAGTCAGCATCAATCTCATATTTTTTACTCCCGATATCTACTGACACCGGGAGTTCTCTCCTGATCATTGTGCTCCTAACATTTCACTGATGTCATTTAGCGTCTTGTTATGTGCAGACAACTGTGCGTTTTTCACTTTGTAAAGCTTTTTCATTGCTTTTGTTCTCTCAGATAAGTCGTGTTTTGAAGTAAACATCTTATCTGATGCACCATTCCCAAACAGTTCATCAAAGAATTTACTTAAAACTTCTGATTCATATGCAATACCCTCTGGTCCGATCGTTCCATCTGTTGCATTCTTCTCTTCGTATTCTGTAAGTTCTTTCCACATTTCTTCTGTCGTATCATTGAATTTCTTTAACGTATCCGCATCCATGATATTAAATGCGAACTTTTCTCCATTCCAAATAAACATATATCTTACTCCTTAATTCCAATTTCAAGCTTCGCTTTCGTTTACTCCGTCGCTGAATCCGCTGTAAATGTTTTTGCCTTTGTGTCAAATTTACCCATAACAGGATCTCCTTTGTCATGAAGTGTTCCCTCAACCTGTAATTCTCCGTCATTATCAGAGAAACTTGAAATTTCAGCAGCTACGGTAAACTTACGTGCTTTGAATACTGTCCCAGTGGTATCTCCCTCTGCTTTTTCATCCAGATCAACGCGAACAAATTCTCGTTCTGCATCTGCTCCTGTTTTTCTCTCTTTACCAATACTGACCAGATCCTTGATAGCCTTTTCAGACGGAATCTGATCTGCAGTAAATCCGTGTTCACCTTCATAACTTGTAATAGAAGATGTAGATGATTTATCATTGATGTATTTTTTACTTGTTGTCTGTGCTCCAGGATCTTCATTTAACTCTGTGAAACCTGTTCCCATAAGTTCAAAGTTCTCTCCTACTTTTAAGTAAGAAGCTTCCTGGTAACGCTGTTTTACTGTCTTACTTGCTGTTTCTGACATGTTATATTCCTCCTAATTTTTGATAATAAATTAATTGGCACTGAATCTGGTACTGTGCTTTTGTTGCATCTGCGTTATACACATAACCATTTGTCAGTGCCTGTATTTTAATTGCTCTTTTTCCTTTATCCATCTCTGGAAGTTCTTGATTGATCGTGCATCGTTCTAACCAATCTGAAAAATCTTCATAAAACTCCGCTATGTCAATATTTTCTGCCACATCTGCACCGAAGTATTCACGGCTTGCCAGAACAAAATTAAAACGACGTTCTGTATCGCCGTTGATATATCTTTTTTTAATCGGTTGGGATGTAACAGATGCCTCGACCGCATAGCTTTTCGTATCCTCTGGAAGATGTTCCACGCCAACTAGATCATCAAACGTTGATAGTCCTGGATAATCCTGAATAAAGGCTCTTACACTTGCGATCACACTCATTCGGCTTTTCCTCCTACATAATCTGCAACAGACTGAACGATCTGATCTCCGTTATCTGCCCAACACCGCTTATCCCATTCTTTTCCACGCAATCCTTTTCCTTTATTTTCGTGATACTGCCTTTGAGCATAAGGTGTTATGTACTGAACAGAATCTTCATTCTCGATTGCTGTGTTTTTTAATGGACCCTTTAAAAATGGAACATAAGGATCCATCTTCCTTCGCAGTTCTCCTGTAAAGAATCTTTGTGCTGGTCCATTCGTCTGTAATCCTCGTGTGACCAAAATCTGACTTGGTGAAAGTTCTATCTTCACCCTAGTTGCCATCTTAAGCACCTCCGATCTTCCAATGCTGCAAGTTTCCTCTTCGGTTATCAGAAAAAGACAATATCTTTCCTGTGTACTGTCTTTCTAAAAACTCTGATTCTTTTTCAAAGTCTTCTAACAACCCTTTTCCAAATAGATCGCCATTGTTAATCGTCCAATAATGAACTGCTTCTTCATCAGATAGTTTCTTATACTGATCTGCATCAATGTATTGCTTTCCTTGTGTATCGGCTGATAATGGGATGCGAATCTGATACAGATCAGCAGATTTAAGGCCCTGATCAGATACGTTTGTTACCTGTTTTGTGTAGAAACTAACACCTCTGATCTGAGTCTTTAAGTAAACAGTCCGTGCTGTCTTTTTATTTACACCACGCTTGTTATAGATCGTCAGATCTGCATTTGTCATCATACGGACCACACCCCCCTGTATAAGAGACCTGTATGTGCAAGATAAGGATACGCTGCTTTCTTACAACGGTGCTCCACAGTGCCTGTTGTTTTGCTCTGACTCGTCACAAAACTTACACTGTATCCATCGTTGTTCTCACTTGCAATCTCCCTTCCTGTATCATCTTTTCTCATTCTGTCCTGATACATTACATCTGCCACTGCGCATGTGGCCAGACTCACTTCCTCTGGAATCTCTGTCATGTCATCAACTCTGGCAAATGTAAGGAATTTCACAAAAATGCTTGCCTTTAAGATCATTCCAGGGAAAGCTTTCTCCGGTATGATCTCGCCATAAAATTTATTTTCGTAGAAATCCCTGTTTGCATATTCCACCATACCGGATCACCGCCTATCCTCTGGAAATGATTCTTGCAATTGGAATTGCTTTATGATCGATTACTTTCTTATCTTGACCAGTTTTTCCGTTGTTGACAAGTTCCCAGTTAGATCCATCTGCAAGTTCTGCATCTGTTGGCGAATTTGTAGCCTGTTTTTTCTTTGTATAAGAAATTCCATATGGGGCAAATACTTTTCTCTGTCTCATAAACAATGTATCCTCCCCACCATTTTTCATTGGATTACGATACATTTCATATGGGACCTTTGCGCCAATGTCTTCGTAATCAAATGCTCCATCTCCTAATGCGAAGGTTGTATATTTCGTATAAGCTTCCTGTGCCGCAACATAACCAGACTCTCCTTTTGTTCCGCTTTCTTCTACTGCAGCAACTTCTTCCGTTGGCATAGAGTCATCGATCAGAACTAAACGGCCATTCCATGTTGCAAGTGTTAACTGTCGTTCAATACCATTTGAATCAGTCTGAGTCATATATTTTAACAGCTTCAAATTTTCAAGATTTGTTGCAACTGCACTGTGCATGATCGCAATTGTGAATTTGGATTTATTATCCCCTGATGCTCTCTGTAAAGCTGTATTTAAAGTATCTGCCTGTACAACATTTTTAACATTCCCATCCTTATCTGTTGCAGTAACTTCTGTAATATCAGAAGTATGATTATCCACGAAAGTCTTGTTTTCTTTTCCTGTCATTGCAAAGATACCTTCCAGTTCTTTTACAATGGTCAACTGGTCAAGATCGGCTTTATAGTCATTCACCTGTGCTGCAACATTATCCATAAAGCTTACACCGCCTGTAATGTCTTCGGAAAAGTCTCGTTCTGTCCATCCTTTCATACGTCCAACTACAACAACACCTCTTTCGAATGTATCTGTGCTGTCCGATGTAAGATCGGTCTCGCCATCATAATTCTGTGCAGTTCCACCAATTAAACCATGCATTGGTAAAGTTGCATATGATGTTCCTGTCTGAGAACTGAACGTATTTTTAATATCCTGATTACCTTTTAAGGCTCTTGATTTGATCAGTTCGTTTCTTTTTAAATTTGGAATCCTCTCTGTATAAGCACCAAATGCCTGAGGATTAAATGATTTAGAATCAAATTTTGCTCCTGCCATTTCTTACTCCTTTATTTAAATCTCTGCTCCGGGATTCTGTTCCATATAGTCACAGAGTTCCGAATATGTCATTTCACTTGGTTTCTTTCCACCAATGCCGCCGGAACCACCATTTGTTCCTTTAACGATCGTTGGTGCAGGTTCATCGCTTTCAAACAAAAAGCCGTTTTCTTCCTTGATCTGTGACAGCTGTTCGTCTAAACCAATGATCTTTCCATCGTTTAGTTTCAGTCCGTCCATATCAAGTAACGCTTTGACCGCTTTGCTATTTCTAGCTTTCGCTCCTGTCAATGCTGCAGATAACGCATAATCAAATTTCATTTCTGAGATCTGTGCATCTGCATCACTCTTTGCTTTCTCAGCTTTCGTTTTCCAGTCATCTGCTGCCTGCTTGATGCCGTCAATGTCCATATCTTTAAACTTCTGAATCTCTGCATTTGCATCGTTTACCTGAGTTTCAAGACTTTCTGCTTTCAGCTTATAGCCGTCTCGCTCCTGAGTGATCTTCTCTGCTTTCTTCTGTTCTGCTGCGATATCCTTTCCGTTCTCAGCCATGATCTTATCGATCACTTCCTGGGAAAGATTTAAACCTTTTAAAAAATCTGTTTTCATGTTACTGCGCTCCTTTCGTATTAGGTTGTTTTAGGCGTGTAACCGACCGCCACGAACCGACTGTTTAAGGTCTGATCAGCTGACCAATGTTATTTCTTTGCATAAAAATAACACCCAGATCTCTCTGCGTGTCCTCTGCAGCTTAACCCTGCTGCGGGGAGATATTTGGATCACCGTCCTTTCTATTCTGTTGACTTCATGTTTCGCTGCTCCTTTCTTAAAATTTCGTATAAAAATACCACCTGACGTCGATCAGATGGTACATATTTATAAACCTGGTGTTATATCCTTGATTCCTTTTACGGCATTATATACTTTCTTCATCATTGAATTTTCCTGCAGATACTCAAGACCCTTTAACGTAATTCTGACATCGCTTGCATTAATCCTTGTTGCTCCTGTGATATCACGTTTTATACTTACACCCTTGATATATCCGACATCAACCATCATCTCTATATATCGTGCCCAACGTTCTTCAGAAACTCCTAATGCTTCTGATCCAACATCGTTGATATCAAATTCTGGATAATCCATTGCTTTTTCCAATGCTGATAAGATTTTATATACTGCTTTAAAGTTATCCATTGTTCTCACCCTTTGCTTTTTCTACTTTATCTTTTATCAACTGATACCACCCATTATTTTCGTTATCAAAATATGGGCAATTATAATCTTTTGCTTTTAAATGTTTGCTTGGTATCTTACCATACACTTTACATAAAGTTTCGTAACCTTTTTCATCAAAATCTGCTTTTCTGCATGCATGGCATATTGGTATAGGACTTGTCACTTTTGCCATTCCAGGAAAGTCATCAAAACTCGGACCTATTTCCATTTCTTGTTTCACACCATTTTCATCATAATAATATCCTATTCCACTCATAAAACAGCCTCCGCTTTGATATAGTATCTGTCCTTTTCTTTATTTACACTTTTTATTTTATACTGAAAGCCTCGTTTAAACAACACTTCTTCTTGATTTTTGTATTTTTCAGTTGCGACATCTTTTATATATAAACAGCCTTTATACCCTTTAGGGATCTCAATTTCAAGATGAACATTTCTCCCCTGATACATTATGTCATGAAAAGATGTAGATGTATAACCTTTATTCGTTAAGGTCATTCCATTCATTCTTTTTATATCCTCTTCGGAATATTGAAAACCTTTTGGAAATGCATTTAAATATTCTGGAATCGTATCACGATGAACTACCATTTTATGTTCTGCAGTACCTTTACTTAATGCAGAATCCAACAGATCCATAAATCCTTTTTCCTGATCAATTCTTTGCTGTTTTCCAGAATATATTGCACTGTTCACTCGGTTCGCTGCATTACCAGTATATCGCCAGATTGCCTTCTTTTCTTCTTCTGCCAGTTTTTCTAACTGTTTAGACATTTGATTCTTAAAGGTATTCTTTCGATCTTGCCATACCGCCTTCTGTGCTACACTTCGGTTGAATCCAACGATATCTCCTGCTTTGTTCTTTACTGCATGGATCTGAACTCTGGCAGACTCATATCGCCTTCCTGTTTCTTTGCAGAAAGCTTTTAATGCTGCTTCCTGTTTCTTTAATCTCACAGATTCTTCATTAAACCGATTCTGTAAAGTATTTTTTAAGGTATCATCTTTCGCTTCATTGACCGCTGAACTATATCCAGCAAGTTTCCTCTTTGTCTCTCTGATCTGTCGTTCATGACCTCTCTGCATCTGACCCGCTTCATACTCTGTAAATTGCTTTCCATTGTATTCAACATTCTTTGCAGAATAATCATCTAACATCTCTTGCGTATATGCTGGCGTCGATATTCCTGGGAAGAACGCATGGAAGTTATGGCGGCAATTCCAACCACATAAACCTGGTCCTGTTCCATATCCTGTTGCTTCATAAAAGTTTTCATATTTTGGATCAGTCCCAGATAAACAAAAGACCTTCCCTTGCCATACGGCATGTTCCTGTCTTGCTCCTTCATGTGCAGTTGTTTCAACATAATCACAGTTCTGATCTTTTGCGTATTGCAAGTTCATTTCTGCTGCAGTCTGGTTTACTCCGGTAAGTACAGCTCTTCTTACCGCGACATCTAATTTATCGACATGCTGTGACGGATATAAGACTTCTGTTCCCTGCACTGCTGCCTCTTTGATCGCATCTGCAATTGCTTTGTCATAACTGAATGCTCCAGAACTAACTTTCATCTGTGCTCTATTACAAGCTTGTATGTAAGCTGACTGTGATCTTACTGCGGTTGTCATCGTGAGATTATCAAGTTCCTGGCATGTTTTTCTGATATTTGCTTGCAAGATTCTCTGCATTCCATTGGACTGATTTAACTTAATATCTTCTTTGCCTGCCTGTTTGTAATATACAGCCTCGTTCTTTAAGTTCCTAACACCTGCTTCTTCATACATTCTCTGAACTTCATGCTTTTGATATCCAGATACCTGACTTACTCGCTTGATCGTATCTTTATAAACAAGACCTGCATTCTGTAAAACTTCAGCCTGATGTTTTGTTGACTCTGATACATTTCCCATCTTTACGATTCTTTTTGCCATGTCAGATATGATCGCTATTGTCAGAGTGTCAATGATGCCAAGTAACTGATCGGAGAACTTTTCCAAATACTTCGGATCAAGCATCTGTGATCACCTACTCTTCCTGGATGGTAAAACGATCATCCTGTGCCGGCATCATTTTCAATGCTTCTTCCTCAGATACGCCATACTTGGCCGCAATGTATATTTCTTTTCGGATCAGTCCTGCAGTTGCATCCTGCTGCATACTCTGCAGTTCCTGTTCTTTGTCGATCACGATCGAATCGTCCCAGTCAAAACTGATCTCGTATTTCTTGCCACCATTTAGATTAGCAAGCTGTGCGATCACATCCATTGCATAGACTAATTGTTCTAATGCTTTTTGCAGCGCTTTCTGGATATCAGATACTGTGCTGTATGATCGCTGTTTACTCGCCTTAATTTCTTCTGCAGTCTTATCGACTGTGTTTGGATCACTTAATGTTCCATAAGCGAGACCTACGTTAAACTCAATCCTGCGAAGAATTGTATTGAATCCATTGATAAGACTTTCGTCACGGATTGGAGGTGCAAACACTTTGTACTGGTCCCGATCCTCGTCAAAGTCCATCATCCTAAAGAGTCGTTCCTTTCCTTTTGGAAGATCAAATTCTCCGTTTTCTTTACGTTTAAATAGCCCAATGTCTGCATCGATTGCCAGTTCAGATCCCTCATATTCCCATAAGATTCTCGTCCATTGATAATCAGCTTCTTTGATATCATCGATTGCTCTGGAATATACAGATACTCCCAACGGAGATGAATCATCGACATTATTTGCATTTGGTATCTTGAAGTATGCGAATAACGGATTTTTCACGTTTAAGATCGTGACAGCTTCTTCCAGATTTGCCCACTCTGGTACAGCACTAAGCGGTACTTCTTTTCCCAATACCTCAACATTATCAAGATCCTGTCTTACAAAAGCCTTATTCATAATGTGATATGTAGTGTTCTCATCATGCTGATGGTATTCCAATCTTGTATATACCTGTTTCCCAATCGTTACAGTTTCCATAAAGACCGCTGCGATAACTTCCCCTCTGGAATTAAATTTCGTTGGGAAAAAGTGATCAGCTTGGACCATGTCAACTTCAATGTGTCCGTCAGAAACATAAGGCTTCATTGCAAGTCCACCTTTTGCACAGGCATATTCCGTATACGTTCGTATGTTATCAGTCACGGTTTGGTATTCATCGTTGAGAAACTTATTTCCTGTGATCTCGGTCTTTAATTCCAGTGTGACAAGCCTTGCAAATTCTCCGGCAATAGCTGCAGGTAACCCACAAAGCTTCAGCTCTTTTCTTTTCCAAGGCGGTTGATTTTTATACATCTTCGACCAGAGATCAATTTCTCTTGCCATCTTGTCCGATACGGCAACATCAACTCCGATCGCATCCCTGATATTTTCTTTCCCAAGCATTTTTCTTATCACCTGCCTTATTCGCTCAATAATTTCTTTTATCATTTAATCAACTCCATTTTCGTTCACGTCTTACGATCGTGTAAGCAAAATATCTCACTGCATCCATGCAATGATCATGCTGCTTAATCGGTTTATCTTCTCCACGTTCCAATGCCTTGTCATCCCAGATATAAGAACCGAACTCTTTGATTGTTTCTTTACAACATTCAGAGAACTGTAATACACTTAGATTTAACAGATTTCCGACAAATCGAATACCATCAAGTACATCATTCTTTGCTTTCTTAACCTTAAATCCTCGTTTCTTAAGTTCTGCGATAAAGGATGCGGCTGCCGGATCGACAATGATTGATTCAACATTGATTCCTTCCAGGAACTCTTCCATGTCATCTGCATACTCTCCATCGGTCTTTTGTTCTGCTTCATCTCTTCCAGAGTAGTAATACTCTTTTGTTGCGATCCAATGACCTTTCAGATTCTTTTCCCATAACAGATACACTGTTGCGTTCTGTGTACCATAATCGACACTTACATGCTTTTCATATGTCGTTTCCTGGTTCTCATCCGTAACATGCTTCTCTTTACTGAACATGTCGTAGATGATTCCTTCAGCTACTGCCCATAATCCTAAGATATATCGCTTATAGAACACTCCTGTGTACATTGCTCGGTATCTTGCTTTGATTCGTTCTGATAAGCTTAGATTATCATCCATCGTAAAATGCAGATACACAAGTTTCTTATCTTCTGCTCGATCAATCCAATTTGTTTTAAACCAGTGATACGGGCCATCTGGGTTGCAGTTAAACCAATACTTTGAACCGTCAACTGAGCAACGTCCTGTTGCCTGATTAACGAAAGATTCTGGCATTAAGGCAACTTCATCAAAAAAGACCCCAGCCAACGTGATTCCCTGGATAAGGTCCTGTGATCGTTCATCTTTACCACCGAAGATATAAAAATAGTTTTCTTTTTCTCCCTTGCTGATCACAACAAGGTTGTCTGCTCTATGATCCTTTACGTGATACCCTCGGCTTACAAGCATTAACTTTAACCAGAAGAGTACATTTCTTCGAAAAGAACCAATCGTTTTACCACACATGCCGAAGTTTTGACCATTAAATGACTCCATTGCCCATACAGCAAACGAAAGACACATCGAGATTGTTTTCCCTGATCGGATTGCACCATCTGCTATAATCCCATCCATATCACATACTGGAGAGTTTGGAAGCCACCAGGTAAGGATTTTCTTCTGCTTTTTTGAGAATGGTTGAAACTTAAAAACTGCTTTCTTTAGTCTTCCCATACGTCAGATACCTCAGCTTTTAAAGCATCAATGAAGCCATCGTCTTCCGTTTCTTCTTCAGCTGTTCCAGACATGATCGCTGTTTTGGCCCTGATCTGTTCAATCTTAGCCTTCTGTTCAGTTGTAGCAATGTCCATATGATCTGCAAGCCAATCTATTGCTTTCATGCGATCCGCAAGCTTTACACTCACACCATCACGACCCTGCTTCACTTCTGTGATCAGAGTTCCATCAACTTGATCCGACTCTTTCAGTCTGACACTGTTTACCATCCTTGGGCCATAATCAGTTTCTATTTCTTCTTGGCCAAACGATATAAAATCGTTCATATCTGCAAATGCAATATCCATAAACTTTTGAAAGATATCTTCCTGCTTTAGCAATTCTCTGTTCATATGATTCTGCTTTAGCTGTTCAATCTCTTTTCTGATCACTGGATTCTTCATAAGCCTGCTTCCTAATACGGCAGCAGATGCATAAGTACATCCTGGATAAGCTTTCATGTAAGCTTTCGTGTAATTAAACATCCTAGATTGATACAAACAAAAAAGCTGCTGCTGATCGGTAAGTTCATCGTTAATTACAACTTGACTTACATCCTCTGCAACGGCTTCTTTTTTGTGTGCACCCTTTTTATTTTGTGTGCACCCTTTTTTGATGCATTTTGTCTTTTTGTTCCTCGACCATGCGTATCGTTTCTTCCACGATTTCACAGTATTTATCGAGACTCCATACTTGGCAGCAATGTCTTTATACTTCATTCCGGCTACATAATCGGATTCTGCCAATATGTAGTTTTTTTCTTCATTCACACATTACCGCCCTCTTTCTTCAGGTACTCGCATAGTCTTTCACATTTCCGAGCATTACTGCATCGAATTGTTGTATCCACTTTACAATCAGTCCCTACATATCCTCTGCTCATAACCTGTGTTTCTGGTTTGAACTCTTCACAGTTCTGACAGTAATCTTCTACTTGTAATCTGATCATATGTTTTCCCTCCTATATTTCAAATGGACCTCCAGGGACTCGAACCCTGGACCGATCGGTTATGAGCCGACTGCTCTGACCTACTGAGCTAGAGGTCCTTATGCCGAGTGATCTCGGCTTTTATTCTTCTGTATGACAAGTGTTTGTTAATTTCTTGTAGACATCTTCATACAGTTCCTGTTTGTCTCCGTTGTACGTGTATTCTGCATAGATACCGTCCCCACTTACTGTAGTAGATACCAGGCATTTGTAATTCTGCAAGGTCTTACAGCTCCAAACAACAAATACATTACTCAGATCAATCGGTTGAACGTCGTTAGGTCCTTTGTGTGGGTTATCGCTCTTGTTATACCAATCAACCATTTTTCTTTTACATACACTCTGAAAGTGATCCATTCCTGTAATAATCATTTTGCTTCTCCTTTTACTCAGACATCAAATCTACATTTTCAATCGCTGCCCTTGCTTCAAGCACTGCAATATACTCAGACATTGCTTTGATCTGCATGTTGTAAATGCTACGTGGGCAAGTTGGTTCAAACTCAAGTGTTCCATCATCCCACTTTTTAAGCATTCCCTTTAATCCTTCATAACGAATTACTAACTGAGCATATTCTGCCTTGAAACGTTCTTTATAATCTGTACTTATCATGCCAGCAGCTGTTGCCGGTAATTTGTTTTTGTCATATTCGATATAATCAGTTTCGAACATTTCTTTTGGCAACCACTGCTCATGTCCATTCTCATATTCCATCAAGTATCCTTCATCCGTCGGATCTTCATCTGCAGGAATCTGCCATCCTCGATAATTGTTATAATCACCTCTTGTCATCGGTTTTGCTTTAACGATTTTTGTTCCAATATACTGTTTCATTCGTTACCACCCTTTCTAAATTTACGCATAAAAAGACTCGGGGTCCGAAGATCACCCGAGTTCTAATCATTTACGCCATTTATAAAATAAATCATATTTTATTCTAAACATGTCAAATCTAATACGTTGAATTTTTCTACAATGCTCTAAAACTTTTTTTGCATTAAGTTGTTTAGAAATAATATCATACTCTATATCATTTATGACATCTAGAAATTCTTTCAAGCTATTGGAGTTTGTATAATGAAATCCTGTATGTTGAGGATAATTATCAATAATATCTTCTAGTTTTCTTCTTGCTTCTTTATCGTTATTATCCTTCTCATATCTTCTTAAACACTTTATTACCTCAAATCCATATTGTGTATAAGCTTGAACTGCATCATATAATAAGTTTTTTTCATTTCTTTTCTTTGTTATAAAGTTGGTAATTAGTGTTACACATATACCTGATACTGTTCCTGTAACTAATCCGATTATAATCTCCTGTTCCATCATATTAATACCTCTCTATTTGTTTGATTTTGTATCAGTATATCATAGTTTTTTATATTAAAAACACAATAAAAATCTGATTATCCGCTAAAACACAGTATCTATCAGCATTTTCAAGAAAACAAACACATCAATTTACTACTTATT